TGGCACATGATGAAAAAACCAAGGCTTATGTCCGTCGCTATTATGTGTTTGATTGCCTGACACTTGAACAAGCGGCTGAAAAAGCTGGTGTATCGTACAACACTGCTCGCCGTTGGAAAAAAGAAGCAGAAGCCCGTGGCGACAACTGGGATACAGTGCGTGATGCGAATACCATGGCAAGTGGCAAAGTAGAAGACGTGGCGCGCGGTATGCTCACCACCTTTGTTATCTATTTTGAGAAAACCATGGAAGAGCTACGTCATGCAGAAGACTTGCCAGTAAGCGATAAAGCTAAACTGATCCAAGGTTTAGGTGATAGCTACTCGAAAATGGTAGCGAGCAGTAAGCGGTTATTGCCGGATGTGTCGGAATTAGCGACGGCGTGGAAAGTTATTGAGATGGTAACTAATCTGATCAAAACCAAACAACCGGATTTATTACCTGCCTTTTTATCGGTTTTAGATGATTTGGAAGGCATTGTTAAACAGGAATTTAAGTGATGGAGAAACAAAGTCAAACCATTGTGCATAAGCATTACTATTTCCGCTCGATTGTGCAATTTGTCTGCGTTGTATGTGCTTTTAAGTTAATGTTAGCCGGTATTAAAGGTTGGGGCTGGCTTTTATTTGTTGCGGTGATGTTGTAATGAAGATTAAAGATTTTGAGAAAGAATTAGAACGCCTTCGGGAAGAACTTAAGCGCAATATTGAGGCTAATTTTGAGGGGTGGGACGATACTCCGTATGCGATTGTTAAACGTCGTCAGATGGTTTTAGATAAGGTAAATGGGTTTGAATATTTTGTTCAAGCCTATTTCCCGCATTATGTACGTTCGCCGCATAAGTCACAGTTGCATGAATATTTGTTCGCTAATCTCCCGCAGTCAGTTTCGGATTTGGATAAATCTGTGCGACAAGCGATTGCCGCGCCACGTGGCGAGGCAAAATCGACTATTTGTACTCAGTTATTCCCGCTTTGGTGCATGGTATGTGATCTTAAACGTTACGTCATCATTGCAATGGATACCAAAGAGCAAGCCTACGGCATGCTGGAAGCCATCAAAGTTGAGGTTGAGTCAAACCCAAGACTTGCTATTGATTTCCCCGAACTTACGCCGGGCAAAGTTTGGCGTGCCGGTGCAATTCTTACGTCTAAAGGGCAAAAAGTGGAAGCGGTCGGTGCTGGACAAAAGCTACGTGGACGTCGCCATGGAGCTTTTCGTCCTGATTTAGTTGTATTAGATGATATAGAGAACGATGAAACTGTTCAAACACCTGAACAGCGCAATAAATTACACAACTGGATTTTAAAAGCCGTTCTAAAACTTGGTGCCGCCGGTGAGAAATTTGACGTAATTTACGTCGGCACTATTTTGCACTATGACAGCGTATTGAACCGAATTTTAAATACTAAAGGCTGGAGAAGTGTCCGATTTAAAGCCATTTTGCGCATGCCGGACAATATGACATTATGGGATGAATGGGAAAACATCTATTTGTCCGAAGAAGGCGACGACGACACCTTATCTGACTTATTTTATCAACAGCATAAATCGGAAATGGATGCTGGTTCCGTGGTGTCATGGCTTGCCCGCCCAATTTTATATTTAATGAAAGAACGCGCTAAAGACGGACATTCGGCATTTGATTCCGAGTATCAAAATGACCCGGTCAGTGGCGATGACGCCATTTTTGCGAACAGTCTTAAATATTGGACAGAATTACCTAATAACTTGATTTATTTTGGTGCGGTTGACCCGTCACTGGGTAAAGCCGGTGCAAGTCGTGACCCATCTGCGATTTTGGTTGGCGGCTATCACAGAGAAACAGGCAAATTGTATGTGGTTGAAGCGCAGATTAAAAAGCGTTTACCAGATTTAATTATTGAGGACGTTATTCGCCTACATACACAGTATAACTGCCATCGTTGGTTTGTAGAGACAGTACAGTTCCAGGAATTTTTAAAAACCGAGCTGGTTAAACGTTCAGCGGTGCGCGGAAAACCTGTGCCTGCTACAGCAACCAAACCCAATAGCGACAAAATGCTTAGAATTGAGAGCTTGCAACCGCATATTGCTAACGGATTAATTTTATTACATCGGTCACAATCCACCCTTGAATCACAGTTGAGACATTTTCCAAAAGCTGATCATGATGATGGCCCAGACGCATTAGAAATGCTATGGCGTAATGCAGTGACGAGTTCCGCCCCGATTGAGTGGATAGGCTTAAACGATGAAGACTTGGGGCATGATGATTTTGATGCGGAAGATGATTTATATAGCATTTGGCGAGGATAAAACATGAAATTTTGGGAAAAAATTAAAACATTGGTAGGGTCAAAAACAGAACCAACTCAAACTGATGAAGCCATGGTGACGGAAAACGGGCGTGTGTTATCGGATCACCCGAGCAATCGCATTACCCCGTCAAAGCTGAAAAGTATTTTAGAAGACGCGGAAAGTGGCGATATTACGGCACAGCACGAGTTATTTATGGATATTGAAGAACAAGACAGTGCCATCGGGGCGAATATCCAAACGCGCAAACGGGCGATTTTGACGCTGGATTGGCGCATTGCAGAACCGCGCAATGCGACACCTGCGGAAGAAAAACTGCAAGCCGAAATTGACGAGTTGTTTTACCAATATCCGAACTTTGAAAACTTGCTGATGGATATGATGGACGCGGTAGGACATGGTTTTTCCGCCCTTGAAATTGAGTGGAAATTGGAAAATGGTAAGTATATTCCGCACAACTTTATCCCGCGCCAACAATCGTGGTTTAAGCTAGATAAAAACGACAATCTCTTGTTAAAAACCCCGAGCAATGCCATGGGTGAATCTTTGCGTCCATTCGGCTGGGTGGTGCATTCGCATAAGTCCCGTTCCGTGCAACTGGCACGCATGGGCTTATTCCGCACACTGGCGTGGCTTTATATGTTTAAGCATTATTCTGTGCGGGATTTTGCCGAGTTTTTAGAGCTTTACGGCATGCCGATTCGTATTGGCAAATATGGCGCAGGGGCAACAAACGAAGAAAAACGCACACTCTTACGCGCTCTTGCGCAAATCGGACATAACGCTGCAGGGATTATGCCTGATTCTATGACTATCGAATTGCACAATGCGGCAAACACCGGTGCGGGGTCGGCAAATAACCCTTTCTTGCAAATGGTGGACTGGTGCGAAAAATCCATTGCCCGCCTGATTTTGGGGCAAACGCTCACGTCAGGCGCGGATGGTAAAAGCTCAACCAATGCATTGGGCAATGTGCATAATGAAGTGCGCCGTGATTTGTTGGTGTCTGACGCTAAACAAGTGGCGCAGACTATTACACAGCAAATCATCCTGCCTTATTTGCAGATTAACGTTGACCCAAATATTGCTTTGCACCGAGTGCCGTATTTTGAGTTTGACACCAAAAAATACGACGATTTAAGCACCTTTGCCGACGCTATCCCAAAACTGGTGGGCATTGGCGTGCAAATCCCCGAAAAGTGGACGCGCGACAAGTTAGGCATTCCCGAAGCACAAGACGGTGAAGTGGTTTTAAAAGCCGTTCAAAGTGATTTTAATCCCGATTTAAAAACACCGGGGAAATCTACCGCACTTTCAGCGCATGTAGTGGGATGTCAGTGCGATGGGTGTTTGGGTAAAGGTACGCATGTGGCGTTGTCTGCTGGTAATAAGAGCGAAACGGAACAGGATTTGTTGGATAGCTTGTTAGATAACAGCATGACACAGGTTGACTTTAACCAACAATTAGATCCGATGGTGCAAAAAGCTGTGGCGGTATTATCTGCATGTAACAGCTACGAAGAGGCAGGTAATAAACTGGCTGAGCTTTACCCGGATTTAACCTCGGATGCCCACGAACACTATTTAACCAGTGCCTTATTCTTGGCGGATTTATTGGGGGCATCCAATGCCAACCGCACCTAAATTTACTATCGGCATGGAGCCGACAGAAGCCATTGAATTTCTCCGCCAGAAAAAAATACTGGCGGGGAAAGTGTTTGTGAAAGACTTACAAGACAGCGCGTTAGCCCGTGCAACGACTATTGCACGCTTGTCTAGTCTTGAAATGACCAAAGACATTTATCAGTCGTTGGAAACCGCTATGCGCGAAGGCAAGGGATTTAATCAATGGAAAAAAGAATTGCTTGGTGAGTTTGAGCGCAAGGGCTGGGTATTTGGCAAGGATAAAAGTATTAGCCGTGGGAAAGATGGGAATTTATTGGCTGACCCGAAAACGGGCGAATATTTTGGCACGCCCCGCCGTTTAAATACGATTTACCGAGTGAATATGCAGTCTGCTTATTCTGCTGCCCGCTATCAACGCATGCGGGATAATGTGGATAATCGCCCTTACTGGCAGTATTCTGCCGTAGGCGACGAAAGAACCCGTCCTGCTCACTTAGCATTAAGCGGCAAAATTTACCGTTATGATGATCCATTTTGGGCGACATTTTATCCCCCAAATGGGTTTAATTGTCGCTGTTCAGTGATTGCACTTGCCGAAAGGGATTTAAAACGCCGAGGTATGGATAAGCCGGACG